CTCGACGGAGAGCAGAAAGGCTTGCTAAACTTGGCATCCAATATCTTGACTGTGGTACTAGTGGTGGTGTTTACGGCTTGGAGCGTGGATACTGTCTTATGGTTGGTGGTGCAGATACTGCAGTATCCACCTGCCGTCCGCTCTTTGATGCACTCAGTCCAGGCATCAGTGCCGCTCCTAGAACCAATGATACAGACGGATATATTCTCTACCCTGAGGAGTATGGATGGATCTACGCTGGTCCAGCTGGTGCAGGTCACTTTGTAAAGATGGTCCACAATGGAATCGAATACGGAATCATGCAAGCCTACGCCGAGGGTTTTAATATCCTGCATGAGGCTAATGCTGGGTCAGTTTATGTTAAAGAGGGCGATGCTGAGGTTGCTCCGATGGAGAATCCGAAAGATTATTGTTACGACATTGACGTTGCTAAAGTGGCTGAGTGTTGGAGGCGCGGTAGCGTTGTTGGGTCTTGGTTACTTGACCTTACTGCGGATGTACTACGGAGCGATCGAGAGCTTAGTAACTTCGCTGGGGGCGTCTCAGATAGTGGGGAGGGTCGTTGGACTGTCCATGCTGCTGTGGACCTTGGCGTACCCGCTCCTGTCATCAGTAGTGCGTTGTGGTCACGCTTTGAGTCGCGCCGTCTTGGTGCTTTCGCAGCCAAGGTTCTAAACGGTATGCGCGCCATGTTTGGTGGCCACGATGTCCGATAGGTCGCATATTATATGCACTAAATGTGGCGGTAAGAGTTGTGATTACTGCCACAAGGGTTGGGAATGTGATGGTGAAAACTGTCATAAATGTATTATATTCGGACCCACAGAGAAAAAATGAATTTATTTCTACGCCCGTTAGAAGATGTTAATGATGTCACCTGGTCAATCATCTGGTGTCTCATCATTCTTCTAGCGGGTGTTTCTTATTACATATACACCATTATGCAAATGGCGTATGCAGAACTTGAAGAGGACGAGAATGATCACGGCTGAAGATAGTTTTCTTACTGAAGAAGAACGTAAGTTTGTTTTAGATTATTGTAAGAATGCTAGATTTCGTTATGGAGTTGCAGATTCAAGTCAGTTTCTTCCTACAGGAATGGTTGCAGACATCTATAAGAATGAAAAAATATATAAACTTTTTAGTGACACAACTAAACAATATGCACCAGGTAGAGAAATATACTGGATGCATGTAAATTTATTTGTTCCAAAAGAAGTTCCATACTTTCATACTGACTCTGAAGAAGAAGGGGATCTTACATTTTTATATTATCCTAATAGTAATTGGCATTTTAATGATCTCGGATCTACAGAGTTTTTTGTAAATAATCAAGTGATTGGTGTCCCTCCAATTCCAAATCGATTAATTTATTTTGATTCTCAATTAAAACATAGAGCAACTACATTTAGATCTGATCATAGATTCAATGTTATTATCAAATATAAATCAATAGAAAATTTAGAAAAACTATATGAAAGTGGAGATGCTTCTCCCGATAAATGGGATATTTCTCCTTACAATCCTATATAACTGTAGATGCGATAAAATCAATGGGAGCAATGACACCTCCGAATCGGAAGAGTTGCTACAACTTCCGAGTAGTAGAGATCAACAGAGTATTGGACGGGGATACAATTGATGTCACAATTGATCTTGGGTTTGACTTATTCAAGAAAGAAAGAGTTAGAATCGCTGGTGTAGACACGCCAGAAAAACGCACAAGAGACCTTGAGGAGAAAGCACTTGGAATCGACGCAACAAACTGGCTCAAAGAAAAATTGGAAGGTGCGGTGGCTGGTGATGATGACCTTGTTATTAGGACTGAACTTGTTGGTGGGGTCGGCAAATATGGCCGTCTTCTTGGTTGGTTATACATTGGGGATGCAGAGTTGTCCCTCAATGAACAAATGATTACTGAAGGATATGCCTGGGAATATGATGGTGGAACAAAACAGAAGAACTTTGAAGAACTTCGTGAAATTCGCAGGACACATGGCACACTTGTCTAAATAGGAACGACTCGAATTCTTGACGATGCAAAAAGTAATTAATGTTATTGCACTCCTATCAGGTCTGACCTCATTGGCATTCATTGGTGGTAGTGTTTATGTTGTTATGAACCAAGATGCGTGGAGAGAAGAAGCGAAAGAACGTCTAACAGAACTGGTTGCAGGAGCAATCACTGATGAACTACCAGGTCTGATGGATGGTTTGATTCCTTTAGAAACTGGTCCAGCAGTACCTTTTGGTGAGACAGGTCCTGCATCAGGAGTAAGATTGCCATGAAGTTATTCCAGAGTACCAAAGAGGAACCAGGCGACTACTATCCAGAACCCAAGAAAGAGGTAAAAACTATGAAACCGATGAAGTGGTTTGTTATTACTGTTGGTGGAATTGTTGGAGTTGCTCACATTGGTATTCTGGGACATTTACTGAAACCTCAACCTGAGGTTCATCAACCACCTGCATTCAATATTCCACATACTCCTTACTCGTCTTATAAAATTAAGGCAGGTAAAGATGGATATACAATTGAATATCGTGCAAATGATCCTAAAGTTTTAGAATCATCTAGAACTCATGCTTCCGATAAGAATAAGAAAGGACTGTTTGGTGGCGGTACAGAAATTCGTCGCGAGACTCGTTACGATCAATATACAATGGAAGGCACCCGTAATATGGGTTCAGGAGGTGCCGTATTGGACGGCGAGGGAAAGACTGCGAAAGACGTAGAGTGCATCGTGGCGGACGCTGGAGCACGGTCACAGGGTGCAATGGCAGGTAGTGCTATTGCTGCTGGTGTTGCAGTTCCCGCTGTAATCAACATTCCATATATCGGATGGTTGGCTGCAGGATGGGCAACTTTGTTAGGAACCAACGTTGGATCTGAAGTAGGATCAGAAGTCGGGCAGGTATTTAACGATTGTTAGGTTTCTTTTAATAATGGATATTCGTATTAAAGATATTGCTATTGATGATGTAAATATACCCGACATTCAGGTTTATCAACCACCTGGATGGACAACAAATCCTTCAGCAATATTCACTGCTCCACCAGTAACGGTGGAGATTGGTGTGCCTATTGTCAATATGCCTGGGTGCGTAGAAGCACATGAACAAAATACCACAAGAGAGAAAAGTGGTATTCTTGGTGAAGATGATCCCAAGGGTGTAAAGACTTTTTGTGATGCGGGTGTGCCATCTTTTGGACCGATTGATTACAACCCAGATGAATTGGAGTACAACTACGAGCCACCTGTTCCAAAAGTAGCTCCGACACCAGAACCAGAGATAGCGCCAGTAACACAAGCCGAAACACCTCCACCACCAAAGTGTCCCACTAGAGAACAACAACTAAAAAACCCTGTAGGAAAAATCCTAGAGGGTAACAAAAAGATTACTGGTTATGAACAGGTCGGTAAAGAATGTTTGGTGGTAACTGAAAATCTTACCATTCCCGATCAAATTGTACAAAATATTCCCAACCCTGGAGTAGTAACTGCTACTGCTAGTATTGCTGTGGTCGCTACAACATCCGCTCTATTAGCAAAACCGTTGGCAGACTTACTGTTGAAAGTAGTCAAACCAACGGTCAAGAAAGTTATCAAAAAGATTGCTGCTATCAGGGGAAAGACCGTAAAGGTCGAGTCTGTAAGGGATCGCCGAGATGAGCAGCGTCAGAGGAGTGCTGCAATTCGGGCATTACGGTTAATGAAGAAGAAGTAGACTGTGGAATATTGTGACGATGTGGCGTAATAGTATTTTTACCAACTACCATCACATCCGCACAAATCTTTGCCATCTCTGTACCAGGTTTAAAATATATTCCACGTTGCATTAATTCGCCACAATTCTTAAGTCTGGCGATCTCAAAGTCAAGGCGCTTATTTGCAGTCAACTGTTGTTGTAATGCAATCTGAGTTGCTGCGGCTTCTTTACATTGATCCTGTAACTTTTTATCTGTCGGTGTACTCCAAGTCATGGAAAAACCGATAGAGAGGTTATAATTATCTTTCTGTCCCGTTCTGACTGGATCATAAAATTGCACAGAACCAGGATTATCTAAACGACCATCCCCAATAGGGTTGCCTTCATCATCGAAGGCGCCAGTGTTATCACTCATATCATATACAGGACTGTCATAATAATCTTCAAAAGGTTTTGATGCCGATACGTTTCCTGTTACAAATGGGGTGAAATTTCTTGTAGGACCCTGACACTGGATTCCACCGCCGTACGTATTCGTAATATATGGACCTTGCAACACCTGGACTGCCTGGTTTGTGACGCTGCCACTACTATTAGCAATAGGAGAAGCGGTAGCAGAGACGCCACCAACAGTTTCTGCAAAGGATTGAGATGGGAAAAATCCAATTAGAATTACTGGGAGAAGATACTTGTAGTGTCTGTTATGCTTGTTACTTCTGTCTCTCTTTGAATAATTGTATGGTTGCTCAGGCCGGGCCCCGAGTAAGTTTCTGTGAACTGAAACGCTGCGCCTGGTGTTGTCTGAGTGAAGGTTGGTTTGCTTGTTACGCCTGTCCATGATGATGTCACGCCGTCGATAGTTACATTAACTGCACCTGTCCCTGGGGAAAGGTTTCCACTTGCGGTTACCCCAGATCCAGTTGCTGAATACTGGTAACCTGTATTATAGTCCATCGAATTGATGGTTTCTGTGATTTTACTGGTCGTCTCCGTATGGCTGGTCATGGAGCCTTGTGTAAAATTCGGGACCACTGGAACCGAGTATGCGGGTTGAAGTAGTCCATGAATTACCCCAAGAACCAATCCGAGACCGATTGCTTCTTGTAATCTAGTCATCAGTCGATAACAGTAATTTCTGAGACGAACTGGCCAGTGGCAGAAGAACCTGCACCGCCAGCGGTTACGGTAAGTGCTCCAGTAGTTAGAACAGTACCTGCAAGATCTCCAGCAGTGCCTGAAGCATAGGAAGTGGTGCTAGAAAAATTAGGCACCGTACCTACAGTAGCTGCACTAGTTGGAACCGCATCGCCTTGAGTGTAAGATTGACTAAAGGAGAATGCCGAACCAGCGGTATCCTGAGTAGCAGTAATTGTTCCAGGACTATAGACACCAGAAGTAATAGTACCAGAAGATACAGCACCTGCTGTGCTGCCATCAGTGGTATCAATATTTGAGCCTGAAATGCTATAGGAAGAACCAATTCTTGTTGCAGTAGTTCTTGCTGCGTCAACAGTTAGTTGAACACTGGAAGCATGTTTTGTAACCAGTCCGCCGGCATTTGCTGCACCTGCGGTCATCAGTAGCATAATAAGAGGAATAAATTTCTTCATGTGAATGGATATTATGCACATTATGCCCTATTTAGGGCACTTAATATTGTCATAACAATAACTATTAGCTTACAAAGTTAATTGTACCTAACATACCTCCGTGAAGTGTACACTGGTATACAATTGAACTGGGCCCATCAAATGGAACGGTTAATATTTGTGTACCATTTTGAGATCCTGTTAGGAAACTTCCCCCAGGAGCATAATTTGAACCACCACTGCTGACTCTTAAAGCAAATGGGTGGCCACTTCCAGTTGAGTTTTCTAAGATATAAGTAAATCCTCTATGGAAGTAAAGAGTTGGGTTATCTGTGCTGTTAAGAACACCTGGTCCAGCAAAACGATATGCAGAAGAACCGTTTGATGTGATGTAATACTTAGTAGTAAATCCTCTGTCACTACCATCACCAGTTGTGGTGTTACCTTGAAATGATGTTGCGGTTACAATTCCACTAAAGTTTTGGTTAACTGATGTTAGATATCCAGCAGATGCATGATTACCCCAACCATATGCAGTATCCCAATTAGAAACGTTAGTGTTAGCAGCAAAACCAGAAAGATCGGGTGGAGTATAAGAGAAAACTCCATTTGAATTATTATATGAGAGTGCTGCTGTTCCAGCGGATGCAGTAGAAACAGAAAGATCTGTTAGTGCGATACCTCCACCACCGCCGCCACCAGAATAGTTGGTAATATTACTAGTGGAGATACCTGTAATGTTTGCACCATCACCCGAAAAAGCAGTTGCAGTTATAACGCCTGCGATACTAGTGTTTGTTGTTATTGCAACCTGTTGACCACCAATATTTAAATCACCTGCACTTTCAATGGTCGGTGTCCCTGCAGCGCCAATTACATTTAATTGTTTTACACCAAAAGGTTTTTGCGTCATGACACCTACTTTTTAACTATTTATTCCTGGACTCTAATTGTTATATCGCCAGTGAATGTGATACCATCCCCACCATCAATCAACTTAGTTAAATTTGGTTCTGCACCTGTTGGAGCATCCCAAATGACAGGCGCATCACTACCTTGGAGGGTGCGGTCATCAGTCCACAACGAACTTGTGTAATCCGAACCGCCTTCAACACCAGCATACACTGTAGATGTTCCTGCGGAATCTGTACTTCCCGCAAGAGGACCACCCAAAGCTGTTTTAAACCAGTGTTTCATATCTGCCCAGGTCCAATCCCTATTGTATTCAAGTTTAGTTGCCATGATACCAACAGCAATAGGAGTTGCTGAACTTGTACCATTGAATAGTCTATCTTCAGATTCTACAGACTGTGTTCCATCAAGACTATAATAAGCGTCATATCTTTTATAACGGGTGGCAGAATTATCCTCACATGCTGAAAGACTCAGGTCACATAGTGCAAAAATATCAACACCGTTTCCCATGGTACTGTAGGTGGTTTTGGCTTGTCTATAAAAAGTTGAAAGTCCAACTTCGTTAGAAGCATTTTGTGCCACACCGAATTCATCCAATGCACCAACTCCAATTCCTTTATAGTAAGCTATTCCATTATCATCATGTCGTTTACCAATTTGACCTGGATATCCAATTCTGTTATAGAATGGTCTGAATGATATTCCAGACATACTGGAATATCCTGATCTTTTTGCTTCCTCGGGAGTCTGCCCAGAAGACGCTGAATAGTAGTTATTAAAATCTGGGTGATCCCCTCTTACTACTTTTTGATCTCTATTACCAGCAGCGTAACAGAAAATAACTCCAGATTCCACAAGTTCTCTGCCAGCTTGAAGAACAGAATTATCATATTCATATTCGATTACTAACGCATTACTATTACCAATAAGAGGACCTACTCTAGAACCATAATACACCCCATTCGATCCGTCCAATGGAGCCTGACCAGTTCCTGCAGCATCTCTATGGTTAATATATCCACTGGAGTAAGAATTTATTCTATGACTCCAACTATTACTGGAAATAGTTGGATCTTTTGTGCCGTACAGAGGGTTGATTGGTTTGATTTGATGGAATACTTTTTGCATATCAAATCCAACTTCCCAAAATACTCCGTGTTCTCCATACAAATTTAAGAACCACTTGTTTGCATTATACGCCCAACCATATTGTCTACCATATGCTTGTGAGGCGCATGGAGTTCCATGGAAACCTGCATTATCTGGATAATCAGTATTGCTTCCATTACACCTTGCTCTTGTATATTCAAGATCTACAAGGATAGCACCAAAGTCTTCGATTGAACCTGGAACTGCTGTTCCAGTACCGATACCTTGAGTCACGAATTTTGGTGACCTGTACATTGTATCGTTGTTTCTCCACCAATTTCTAGCAGTAACATCTCTAGGTACGATAGTTCCGTCCCAACGTACTTCTAGTCTGTTAGGATTTGCATTAAAGAAGTCTGGGTCCAAATAATATGGAGCATCTAAAACTAAATCCAGAAGATCACATGTACCTATTGTTGAAGAGATGCCGCTATTAGATAATTTATTACCACCAACATAATTTTGTGGAGTGTCTGACGTAGTGAGTGTACTGATACCCAAAGTATTTTGGAATTCAATATGACCAAACCACATATCTTGGTCGCATACAATAACGTCTACGTGTTTACCAGTTCCGTATTGTGGTATTTGACTACCAAGTTGAATATATGATCCTGTTGTGGAAGCAACTCCATCTTGGTTTGCACCATTAGACCACCAACCACTAACCCAAGGACTTTCTTTTTGAACATGTCTCAACAGTTGCATTGATCCTCGGTTCTTCAGATTTGAACCAGGAGTGGTTGTTAGATAACTGTTTCTATCTGAATATCCCTGACACCAAACATTAGATGAATATCTATTTTGTTTAGTCAAACTTTCAACTAAATCATCAGGGTTATCCATATAAGTTCCTGGATATGCTGCAGCATTGATGGTTACATTTGTAACGCCAGGATGATTTTTCAACTGTTGAACTTCTTCATCATCTAATAGATAGATTCCTCTGAGATCACTATGATTACATGCACTTGGACACTCTACACTTCTAGATGGAATATTGTCTTCAAGAGTTCCATCTTGCATTAAGATTTCATGAACATGTTCCCAGTCTTCCTTTGTGCGACAAAAAACACAATATTCTTTTTTTGCTCCTGATTCTGTTGGTTCTTTTGTGTAAGTTTCTTTTCGAGCTTCAAATGCAACTCTTCTTTGTTCCAACCACTCTTCGTAACCCGTTTCAGTAGAAATCATTTCTTACCTCCCTCAAAGCATTTTGTTTGCACTGAATCTGTAAGTGGTAACTCCAGATATTCCAGTTAAAGGAACTAAGTTCACTTGAATTTGACCTGCAGCAACAGAAACTGATATATCTGCTATTCGATTTGGTTCGTACATTACTCCATATTCTGATACATATGCGGTTGTTCCTACACCCATCACCAGTGCCTTTTGTGCCTGGTAGTTATTACCATTGATGATATGTATTGTGTATTCTGCTGTTACGAAATCATCAACGTAAACATCCATTTCATGAGGTGTTCCTGCAGATGCTGTGAATGATGATGATGCAACTCCACTACCCTGATATACAGAGTTCTTGACTTGTAATACAGCATCTCCAACTGGATTTGTAGTTCCTAGACCGATTGATCCGCCATTATCAACCAGAGAAACACCATTAGTAGCTGTGTTGAATAAAGTTGCTCCATCAGGTGTTGCCCAAGCACCATCACCTCTGAGGAATGTAGAACTGCTTGGGGTTCCACTAGATGCAAGTCGGTTTACATTGACCGTACCAGAAGCGATGTTGGTGCCATTTAAGTTTGTGATACTAGAACCATCACCACTTAAAGTACTTGCAGTTAGTCCAGTGCAATTAAGGTTTGTGGTTTGTAGGATATTAGAGGATGGATTGAAGTAGAGGACACCACTATCAACTTCAAGTTCTCTGTAACCACCACCAGACTGAGTATCTCTTACGAATGGGATTAGTTTGTTTTCACTATTATCTGTAGATTCGTAGATGTAAGAGAATGTTGTTGATCCAATACCAGCACCGCCAGTCTGATCTGCCACCCAAGCATAATCAGAACCATTCCAACTTAAGATCTGATTGGTAGACGCAGTGCCAACATTAAGGTGAGTATCTACATCATTATTTGTAAAGGAACCGCCTCCACCTTCACCAGCAGAGTATCCTATGATCTGAGATGTGGTGATACCAGTTATTTGTGAACCAATACCGATTAACTCTGTTGCATAGAGAGTTCCAGTGACTGTCGCGCCAATACTAGTGGTTTCTAATTTCTTAGAACCATTCCACCAAAGTTCTACAGATCCAGCTGAATTAAATACACCTAAATTGACATCGCTAGAATTTTTAATCTGAAGAGAACTAGTCTTTAATATGAAAGATCCCCCACCACTCTCTTCAATATAACTTGTTGTTCCATCACTGTAAATTACTAAATCATCACTAGTACCAAATCTCAATTTATTATCATTACCAAGAGATATACTGGAACTGAATGATACATTACTAGTAAATGTAGAATCACCACTAACGTCTAGACGATTAAAGGAAGAAGATCCTGTGGTAGCAATACCAACTATACCAGTAATAAAACCAGCATCATTAGTCAACTCACTTGTACTAGTGGCTGAGGTGGTGATATATCCAGCAGCGCTATGATCTCCCCAACTGTAAGAAGTATCCCAATTGGAAATCTGAGTGGATGTAATTGTTGATGCAGTTCCCGTGTAAGCAGGAACGGTTACAGTTGCAATGTCTCCAGATATAGAAGCAGTAATTCCAGCACCTGCAAAGTTTAAAGTCTTTGCAGATCCTACTAGAGATCCCTCATCCCTAATACTGAGAGCTACGTCAGTTGCTGCAACTCCTGTGAGTCCAGAACCATCTCCAACAAAACTGGTTGCAGTAATAATACCAGTGATATTTTGATTACCAGTCTGACTTAAGTCAGCAGTAATTTCTACTTCATTATTAAATGAATCGAGAATAAGGTTTCCTGTTTGGGTAGTAATTCTATTTGCTAGAGTACCTCCCATGATAAGGTCACCAGCATCAACTCTAGGTGTGCTTATGTTATTGTCTAGTAGATCTATGCCTTCATTGAAGGTAACAACTCCAATGAATACAGATCCTCCTGTAGTTACAAATCCAACTGTTGCATTATTGACATAACCTTCGGATGCAAGCCCTGCAATAATACCAGATGTTACAAAACCTGCATTGTTTGTTAGATTGCTGGTGTCCGATGGAATGGTAGGTTTATCTTGAAGATCAACATAACTACCAGAGAAAGTCTTGATACCAATTTGAGTATCAACATAGTTTGTAACGTATGCAGTAGTTGTGAATCCCCTGCTTAGAACATAACCATCAGTTACAAATCCAACGATTGCGTTGTCTACATACCCCGTGGTCGCCATGCCAACAACGGCATTGTTGATGTTATTGTCAACATAACCTTCGGATGCGAGACCTACGATAGAAGTTGTTGTGGCATATCCTGTGAGGTCTGGTGGGGTGTATAGAAACACACCTGTTACTTGATTATAAGAAAGAGATGCGACCCCTACGGAATTCTGAGTGACTGATAGATCCGAAAATCCAATACCTGCTCCACCAGATCCACCAATATCTGCAGCAGCCTGCCAAGAGTCGCCAGACCACTTAAGAACTTGTCCAGTTATTGGTGATGGTGTGTTTACGTCATTCAGATCACTGATTGTTGTAGGAATACCTGGTCTGCCAGATAGATCACTGTATGCACCAGAGAAAGTTCTGATACCGATCTGAGAATCAACATAAGTTACTGCAGCATAGTTGCCGATATTACTGATGTTTAGAGTCGTAATTCCAGTAATTCCAGAACCATCACCAATGAATGATGTTGCGGTAAGGACGCCGAGATTGATTCCCTTAGTTGTACTATTACCAAGCCCTAGAACATCATCGATGGTTTGAGTTTCAGTGTATGATGTGAGATAACCAACGGTTGCGTGATTGCCCCAGTTATATGATGCATTCCAATTATTAATATCAGCGGTTCCAATTCCTAGTGAGATTGGTGATTCTCTTTCCCACTTACTAGTTGTAAAATTATATCTAAGAATATTACCGTCCCATCCAGAGTCTGGAACATCATCTAGCGTATCACTAAGATCTGTAAGTTTACTACTGGTATCTAATAACTGAATCCATGCACCAGCATGTGCAAAATAACCATGCCCAGTTTCATGAACATGTGCGAACATACCGTGATATGTACTTGGACTTACTGTGTTTAGTCCACTAAGAGTTGCCCAAACGTTAGAGTAATAGAGTTTATCTGCAGTAAGAGATCCTATGGTTATATCTCTACTGGTCGAATGTCCAAGACCAACAACATCATCTAGGGTTTGCGTCTCTGTATATGATGTAAGATACCCTGCTGCACCGTGATCTCCCCAGTTATATGCTCTATTCCAGTTTGTGATATCTGCGGTAGTAATTCCACTGTATGGGTACGTTGGGAAAGATACTGATACTGTTGATATACCGTCACTGACAGTTGTTAGATCCAGATTGGAACCAAAGTCAAGTTTAGTAATATCTCCCTTGATTACATTATCATCTCGTACCTGAATACTTCCAATTCCAGCACCACCGCCACCAGTTCCACCTGATCCGACAAAGATACTTGAAGCAACAGAGATTCTAACTCTACCAGCACCATCTGGAGGACCGACTTCAATATTTTCTGCAAAATTTAGTTCTTTTGCAACACCTCTTCTAGTTCCATCTTCATAAACATCAATACCTGCAGTTGTTGCAGTAACATTTGTTAGTTGAGATCCGTCTCCAAAGAATTGGAGAGCAGTTACAATTCCAGCAACCTTTAGATCTGTAACTTGGATTGACTGAACTGTTGAAACACCTGTATTTGTTAGTCCAGAAACCTCAACAGATGGTGTACCTGTAAGATTTTGTGCAAGAGTAGAAATGCCTGCAGTGCTTGCGTAACTAATTACATCCGCACCATCCCCGAGGGTGTTGTAAATCTCCGTAAAATTATCATTAACTTTGGATAGACCCGTTCTCAACGGATCTCCATTTCCATCATTGGGAGCGTTTCCTATGTTAATAACACGTTTAGACATTAAAACTCCGCCCTATGTCCCTATTTTATTATATTTATCGTACACATAAATAAGAAAGTTCTCGATTATGTTAATGAAAAAAATGATACAGGAACTGATCGAAGTCTTCCAAGATTGGAGACAAGATAGAGCATTCAAAAAGAGATTGAAAAAACAACAGAAACGTGATCCGTTTATTTACAAATGATGACTAAATGGGGAATCTCCGCGAATAGTCACAACGCAGCATTAAGTGTATTCGTTGGAGATCAATTAGTCTTCGCTTCATCAAGTGAAAGATACAGTAAACTTAAGAATGATCCTCATCTATGTAAAGCTTTAATAGATGAAGCTATGTGGTGGGGGAAACCCCATGAGATTTATTGGTATGAAAATCCCAAACTGAAATCATATAGACAGTTTCTTGCAGGTCAAAAAGTACCTAAGGGAGAAAACAATATAAGAAAATATATTGAAAAGTATATTGGAGATGTTCCTATTCGATATACAACTCACCACAAGAGTCATGCATCCGCAGGTTACTATACAAGTGGGTTTGATAATGCTGCAGTTGTTGTATTAGATGCAATAGGAGAGTTTGAAACTTTTACTATATGGAAAGGTCGTGGTGATAAGTTGAGGAAAGTATATTCTCAATCATATCCTTCCAGTTTGGGTTTGTGGTATTCCGCAATGACTCAAAGATGTGGATTAAAACCAAATGAGGAAGAATATATTCTCATGGGTATGTCTGCATTTGGAGATCCCGATAGACTTTATAGGGAAATATTATCA